ATATTTTGGGAAAAACAAACACTAAAGATATTTCAATGGATGGAAAACTAGTTGTCAATGATAGTATTAATTTTAATGGTGAGTTACACTCTTCTAATAATTCTTTTCTTTTGATGGATAAATTATTACAATTAGAAAACTTAAATGTAAATAAATATACAGAAATGCAAGATGTATCTATTAAAAATCAATTATTAGTAAATAAAGAAACTTCTTCTCAAGTTGTAGATATTAATGGTGATTTAAGATGTTCTGATTCAGCATTTTTACATTCTGTACATGTAGACAATCCATCTAATTTTGATAGTAATGTGAATGTTAAAGGCATTTTAAAAGTTTATGATTCAGCATTTTTACATTCTGTACATGTAGACAATCCATCTAATTTTGATAGTAATGTGAATGTTAAAGGCATTTTAAAGGTTTCTGATTCAGCATTTTTGAATGCATTAGAAGTTGAAAATGAATCTAAATTTAAAAATGTTTTTGTAGGTGGAAAACTACATGTAAACGTTGATTTTCCAGATTATGACATTGATTTAAATGGAAATATGAGAGTTAGTGGTCCAGCATATATGCATTCTGTAGAAGTTAGTAAACCTTCTCTTTTTAAAGATAAAGTTGGGATTAAAAATGATACTGAAATGAAAGATCTATATGTTCAAAACATATTTTCTTCAAACAATAATTTATCTTTAGAAAAAGACAAACTTTCTGTAAATAATTGTTCAATAAGAGATACTGTAATCGAAAAAGCAGTAATAGATGAATTAAATGTTGAAGGTCATACGAGTATTCAAGATATGACTGCTGAGAAAGATATTATTATTAAAGGTGGAATTAGATCTTATGAAAAAATAATCGCAGAAAAAGATATTCAAGTTAAAGGAAAATTAAATATAAATACTGATTGTCATTGTCCTGATTTTAATCTGGATATCAATGGAAATATGCGTTGTTCTGACTCTGCACAATTACATTCTATAAACGTAGAAAATCCATCTTCTTTTCAGAGTAATTTAATTGTTAATGGGAAATCTTTTCTTCAGAATATAGATATTAATAATGATGCTATATTTCAAGAAGATGTTGAAGTTAATGGACTTTTACAAACAAGTAATGTTTTAATTAAAGGAGATTTAGAAATGGCTAGTGCATATATTAATCAAGATGGTGTTTTTGTAGGTGGTAAATTACATGTTAATACAGATTCATCTAAGTATGATGTCGATATAAATGGGGATATGCAAGTCACAGGTCCTGCATATTTACATTCTATAGAAGTTAAAAAACCATCACTTTTTAAAGATAAAGTGGGAATAAAAAATGATACTGAAATGAAAGATTTATATGTTCAAGACATTTTTTCTTCTAATAATAGTATGTCTTTAAAAGATGATAAACTGGTTATTCGTACATTAAAGGTAAACGAACATAGTACAATACATAAAGATTTACGAGTAGAAGGACATACACGTACAGAAGATATTGTAGTACAAGGTAGATTAACAGCTCAAGAGCATATACAAGTAAAAGGAAGAATACATATTAATAAAGAGAACTGTTGTCCTGATTACGATCTTGATGTAAATGGGACTTTGAGAACTACAGATTTAGCAAGGTTACATGCAGTGAATGTGAATGAATCATCTACATTTGAAAGTGATCTTCATGTTGAAGGAGTAACATATATCAAAGAATTAGAAACAAGTAATGCAACTATTAAAGGAGATATTAGAATTTTAGATGGTATGATTGTTGGAAATCCTCAAATTGATAACATTGATTCTGATGGGTTTTTATTTGTTAAGATTGAACCAACAAAAGATGACACAAATAACAATTATAGAGCATCTGCTTATATTCATGATGATGGTGTATTTGTTGGTGGAAGTTTACATGTAAATGTAGATATTCCAGAATATAATGCTGATATTCATGGTGATATGCGCGTTACAGGACCTTCTTATTTATCTAATGTTTATGTAAAGGATATAATATCTTCTAATAATAACTTTTATTTAGAAAATGATAAATTAAAGTTGGATATTTTAGAAATCGGAAAGAATGTAACAATTAATGATGCTATAATGAGTAATGTTGAAATAAATAATCTACATTCCATTAATATTAAAAATATAGATTTAGAAACAGAATTTCTGAAAATAAATAAAGATTTGTCAGTTCACGGTACATCCACTTTTAATAATATTGAAATCGATGGATCATCTATACATGACTCTTTAAATGTTTCTAATAATGCATCTATACAAGGGAAACTTGAAGTTCAATTGGATACTGATTTAAATGCCAAATTAAATGTACATTCAGACACTGTTTTAAATGCCAAATTAAATGTACATTCAGACACTGTTTTAAATGCCAAATTAAATGTACATTCAGATACAGTGATTAATGGTTCTATAAATGTAAATAAGATAATTTCTTCTAATAATGGATTTAGTGTCGATAATAATAAAGTAAATATAAATGATCTTGATGTGAATGGAGATATGAAAGTAATCAATAATTCTCATATGAATAATATTTATGCAAATGATTTTATTTCTTCTAATAATGATTTCAATTTAGAAAATGGAAAATTAAATGTAAAAAATTTAAAAGTGAGTGATAATACTATATTGAATCATGTAGATATAACAGATGCAACAATAAAAGATTTGGAAACAATAAAAATAAAGACAAATGATTTAGAAGTAAAAATAATAGAATCAGATGATATTAAAATAAAAGAGGATTTAACTGTTCAGGGTAAATCTCATTTCAATAATATTGAAATTGATGGATCATCTGTACATAATACATTAAATGTTAAAAATGACGTCAATATTGATGGAGAAATGAGAATTACTGGTCCATCTTATTTATCTAATGTTTATGTAAAAGATTTAATTTCTTCAAATAACAATTTTTATTTAGAAAATAATGAATTAAATGTTCATCAGTTATTAGTAAAAGAAAAAGCGACCTTACATGATGTTAAAATAATAAGTGCTGACATAGATGAAGTAAAATCATCGAAAATAAAAGTAAATGATTTAGAAGTGGATGATTCAGAAATTAAAACATTAAAAGTTCAAGAAGAGTTGATGGTTCATGGATTATCTACATTTAAAAATGATGTTCGTATTGATGGAAATTTAATTGTTGATGGAATGACGACGGAAGTACAAAAACAAATAACAGAACAATTGAATATAGAAAGTACAGGAACAGGAATTGCACTAATTGTAAATCAAGATGGTAATAATGAACATATTGCTCAATTTAAGAAAAGTGATAATGTTGTGTTTACGATTGCAAATGGTGGTTTTGTTGGAATAGGAACTGAAAACCCTCATGAAATGTTACATGTTACTGATAATGTTTTAATTGATGGATCAATAAGAACAGTAGGTGATATCAATATAAATGGTAATATTTCTACAAGTAATAACTTATCTATAGATGGAATATTGATAAAAGGGACAGTTCCTTGGGCTCGTTTATCTGAACATGTAAATATAATTGCAGGAGATGGTTTATCTGGTGGTGGTAATTTAAATCAATCTATAACTTTTGATATTGATAATAGTGTTGTTCGTACTAATCGTAATATATTTACTGGAAGCGGTTTACAAGGTGGAGGAGATTTGAATTCTGATCGCAATCTTTCTTTGGATAATACTGTTTTAAGAACTTCTTCAGATTCACAAACGAAAGAGGGTTCTCTTACCATTAATTCTACACTAAATGTGAATGAAAATGCAAATATAAATGACACTCTCAATGTAAAAAAGATATTTTCATCCAATAATAATTTTAGTGTAGATAACAAAACAGTCACTTTGGATAATTTAATTATTAATGGAAATACAAACATAAATGGAGATTTAGAAATAAATAATAATTTAATTAAAAATGCCAAAATTAATGATTTTCAGACAGATAGTGGTTTTCTATTTGTAAGTAGAACACCTGAATTAGATGTTGATTCTGATGATGAAAGCTATTTAGCATCAGCTTATATTCATAAAGATGGTGTTTTTGTCGGTGGTAGATTACATGTGAATATGGATTTCCCTAAGTATGATGTCGATGTAAATGGTGATATGCGTGTATCAGGACCATCTTATTTAGGATCTGTTGCTGTTAATTTTCCACGAAACAAAGATGTAGAAGCAGAATTACATGTGAATGGAAATGCAATAATAGAAAAAACGTTATTAGCCAAAGAAGAAGTAACAACATTTTCAGATAAAAGAATGAAACGCGATTTACAAATTGTTTCTGACCCTCTGAAAAAACTAAAAAATATTCGTGGTTATAGTTATTTATTAAAGAACAAAACATCTTTAGGTAGGAAATTAGGTGTTATCGCGCAAGAAGTACAAGAAACATTTGGAGAAGCAGTCATATCAGATAATAACGGTAATTTATCTGTTTCGTATGGAGGTTTAACAGCTGTACTTATAGAAGCGATTCATGATTTAGAAAGAAAATTGGAAGAAAAAGATATGTTTTTCAATGAATATCGAAAGAATATAGAAAAAAGACTACAAAAAATAGAGAATCTTTTTATATAGAGTCATTTTGAAGTGATATCTTTTTGAATACGTGAATATTCTATAAACAATTTACGATCATTAATTCTTTCTTCTTTGGATAATAGATAGTAGTCTTCTCTTTTAGCTTTGTCCTTCAAATAAATAATTTGAGAGGATATGTAAATCCATTGTTTTTGGTTTTCTATTTTTTTGTATATAGATGGAAAATAAGATAAAGACCACATTTCTTTTTTATTGTATAAAAAATAAAAATAAAAATAAAAATAATATAAAAAGAAGATTATTAGAAATAGAAAAAAATAAGTATTTATATACAATTTTATACAATTTTATACAATTATTTACAATTATATAAATAATGCATTCAAAATCAATCGAATATTTCTATATTCATTCTAAAATTTTATTTAAACGATAAAGAGTAATGTTCAATTCTTCAGCAATAGTTTTCAATGATTTTTTTTGTTGACGCATCTCCAATGCTCTTTCTTTAATTTTACGCGATTCGCTTCCAATAATTGTCTGATTTGGCTGTTGTTTTTCTTCATTTTCTATAAACTTCATCAATTTAATGTTTTTGTCGTAATAATTGGATTTTTTCTTCTTTTCTTTTTCTTTTTCTTTTTCTTTTTCTTTTTCTTCTTCTTTCTGATTATCATCATTATCTGTTTTTTTTCCAAGTCTAATGATTTTTTTTTGAGTTGTACTTGTACTTGTATTTGCTTTACTATTTGTAGATTGTTTTTCTTCTATTTTTTCACTAATCTCTTCAATTTTTGAATTATTTCGATTAGGCATTGTACGCTGCATAAGAGGCTTTTTTTCTGCAGGTTTAAAGAAATCATGAATAGAGCGGTTACTCGATTGTTGTCTATTCACTTCTTCTATTATAGGATCGAATAAGATTGCTTGTACATCTCTTTCACGTTCTTCCATATACTTGGTTTTAGCCTTTTTAAAGTCATTTTTATAGCGAGGATCGTTTTTAATCTTGGTCATAAGTTCTGCATAAAATTTCTCATCACGCATATTACCAGGAATTTGTTCGGCAATAATCCCATAGACTTGAATCACAGGCTTCATGATTTGATTAGTGAGATAGATGTTATAATCAATTTTAAGATTATGTTTACGAATAAAGTTAGGATGCTCTATTCTATCGCCTTGTAAGATACCTTTTTTAGAAGGGACTTGAACATAAGCATAAGGAATTCTATCATTGACTTGTGGTTTATCACCTGGATCTCTTTCTGCAATACGATCTGCTAGAACTTTATGTGCAATCCGCATAGGGTCTTTGTAATCTTCTTTTAAGCTTTTTGTGATAATCATTTCTTCCAAAGGAAATTTTCCATCGATAAGATTTTTGAGAGAAGATTTCAAAAAGTCAATAGATTCACCCACATTTTGTTTGTTTAAAATAATATTTAATATACCTCCAAAAATAGTTTTGACAACAGGAGCATTATCTCTTCTCTTAAGTACAATACCCATATCTTTTCTTTTGCATTTTTTGTCGTCCATCTCATAAAGATTTCCGGAATATCTCTTTTTTGATAGAAGGATAAATGGCCAAAAAGTTTTTTCATACTCCAAGTCATGTGGAGGCTTAAGATGTGGTTTGAACTGTTTAGATGCTTCTATTGCTGTATTAATTGATGCACTGATCGCAGCATGTCCTTCTAACTTATTTCCATCTTTATCTAGATTAGGAAAAATGGCAAAAACGCTATCTGTATCACCATAAACAATATTTGCATTGAAATTTTCCTCCAAAAAATTCTTGGCTTTAAGAATCATATTTCTTCCTGTAGCTGTCGTACATGCAGCTATTTCTTTTAAATACAACTGACTTGTTGTTGCTCCCATCTGACCATAGAGAGAATTTGCTGTAACTTTATAAGCATTCTGTAAACCATCTAGAACAGCCTTTTGAAAATCATTGTATTGATCTTCTATAGAAAGAATATCATCAGGATTTAATGTAATTGGTCCTTCTGCAAGATTAATCGTATTGTTCGAGAATAAACCACAATATTCTTGACCATTCTTCATAATAATTTTCTTATACCCTATTTTTTTTCGTGTTGTTTTTCTGGCAGTTAAAAGTTTGTTTAAAATACGTGGGATAAGACCTTTTTCATTATTAGGTAATTGAACAAACCGTGTAGTGGCAATACCTGATTTTGTTTTCTTATCACCTTTTCCTGTATATGTATCAAAACTGATATCATTATATTGAACACCATCTAATTTATCATAATTAGGATCAATAATCATACAATCATGAGAAAGATTTTCGGCAATCATAGAAGATGGATATAGAGAAGAATAATCCATTACAGATACAGGATCTTTTATGTAAATTCCTTCTTTAGGTTCTAAAACGATGGCACCTTCATATGATGAGTCTTTTTCTTCATCACTAATATCTACATCATCGTTCCAGGATTTTTGAACAACTGGAATCAGATATCCATTATCGCGACATTCTTTTAAAACAAGACTAAATATTTTAATACCTTGACCTCTCATAAAGATAAATGAAAATGGTACAAAACATACATTAGACATTCCCATGTTATTTGCGATAATTTCCAGTTTAATGATAAGATTATTACATAATTCACAATCCTTAACACAATACTCTGCTATTCTTCTTCTATCTGCAGATGTTTTGTCTTGTAAAGCAAAAATTTCTTGTGGAGGTAAATCATTTTTATTTAATCCCATAAAATGATGGGCAACATAATCCAACTTATAAGAATCCAAGTTATGATCTCTTCGCATAATTTTCATAACATCTATTAAAACTCGTCCATGCATATCAATATATTCCATCTTATTTTGACCTAATGCTGATGATGATAATTCTTTGTTAACAAATTTACAAACCACATTGTTGAATCTACCTATAGTCATAAAGTTTTCTTCAATACCCAGTTCTTTGGCACGAATATTAAGATACTTAAAATCAAATCCAAATATATTATAACCTGTAATGATATCAGGATTCAATTTATTAATAAGTTCTTTCCATTCCAATAAAAGTTCTTTTTCAGAAGTAAAAGATTTAACATCTGTACCTGGAAAAGAATCACATGTTCCCAATGTTAAGATATTCCTATAAGAACATTCTTTATCTCCAAAAAAATGGATAGTTGTACCAATTTGAATAACTTCATCGCCTTTTTGGTCAGGAATCTTTTGTTTGTTCAATAATTTTGTCAATTCTGAAACAATAAATGTATGTTCTTTTTTCTGATAATCTTCATCTGAACGATATTTTTGAAGAGCAGGTGATTTACCTTCTAAAAGAACCATAAAGTCATCAATTTTTGTATTTATGATGTCTTGAACAAAAAGTTTTAATTTTTGACGTTGTTTTGTATCATGTTGATTAAATTTGTCGTTTTTAAACTCTAATTTATGAATAAATTTTGGATAAGGAAAGTTTTTCTCTTCATCGTTTTCGTATTTCATTATATCATAAAATCCAAAAGCGGAATATATAGCATTAGATATAATAACTGTTTTTTTGTATGGAATAAGTTCTTTCCGGATTCCGGTCATATATAAATCATACAATTGAGAAGCAAGCTTTTTATTATCTTTCTCAGGAACAGGAAAATCTCCTGTTTTACTCATACACTCAATATCAAAAGATGCAATCATGAAAGGAGCATTTTCACCAGAATCTAGAGCAATCACATCATTCCATTTGATACTTACATCAATTTCACAATTAGAAGGTAAAATTTCAGTAGATTTTTTATATTTTTTCATGGGAAATTTAATCCAACCAGATGGTCTAATATTCTTGAGATGCATAAATCGGATAAAAGGATCAATATTACTCTCATATTGCTTAAATTGACGATCTCCGATACCTGGAATAGAAATAGTTTTTTCTAGTGCTTTCATGAGAAATCGCATTGTTTTTTGATTTTTACAAACTATTTCTGCAAATTTAAAGTCTTTAAAGTTTGTGAATCCCCAAAAATCTTTAAATTTTTTGATATTAATATCTTGAAGACAATGTTGAGACTGATAATTAAGTTTCGAAGATAAGATTTTTTTAAGGCTATCACATTCTTTTTTCGTCCAATTGTCATCCACTTTGATATAGAAGAAAGGGTAAAAATCCGTGATAGATGCAGAAATAGTTGTTCCATTAATATCTACACCAAAACATTTGATGACGTACTCTGTATAGTCTTGATTTCCATTTTCTCCTTTGATTTCTTGAAAGTCAACATCTTCTTGATGCCATGAACAAATTTGAAAATTTAAATCGCCCAATGTTTTAAGATCTGGTTTTTCATCATTTAATCGTTTTTGTATGATAGGATGATGTATCATCAAACTAAATATATCTATATATAAATTATTGTGAAAGACTTTTTAATTATAAGTGATCGGTAAAAAAATGTAGAGAAAAGTAGAATAAATAATTAAATGTCAGTGTTTCTTATATACTTTTTGTTTCGATACAATCAAATTTTTTTCCAAATAAATAATTGATTGTTTTCACAAAAAAAGAAAAAAATAATTTAAAAATAAAGTTTGGCTTTTGAAAACCAAAATGTAAATAAAAGAGAATGTCCAATAAATTTAAGCTGATTTTCTGCTCCATTCATTTTTTTTTCATCCCAAAATGATTTACGCCATTTTTTTACCGTTAAAAAATCGACAATAGAATCAAAAGCTTTGAACAGGTTTACCATTTTTTACGTCTTTTGTATTATTTACAAATAAAAAAGTTTTGGTCTTATTTATGCCGATTTTTCTCCGGTTTCTTCACCAGCAGCTTTCTTACTTGGAGAAGCCAATTTAGCTTTATCCTCTTCAGTCACCTCAATCTGTTCAAATTCTTTCTTCAGTTGTGCCTTGACATACATACTGAGAACGTAATGTTCAGGTTTAACAATCTTCTCCTTAGTCTTAGGGTTCATATGAGTGCGCTCATTGCGAAGAACACGCTTAAAGGTCATATAGTTTGGAAGAGTAACACTATCACCCTTCATGGTAGAATCCACGATAACTTGGATAAAGGCCTCAAGAACATTCTTAAGTTCCGTGAGATTCTTAAAAGTAACGGTGTTATCAAGTTGTTCCTTAACTTTCTTGACGAGAGGCATTGGAACAGCACTTAGTTTTTTCTCAGTTGGAGAATTTGTTTCGTTATCAGAAGTTACTGGAGAGTTCTTTTTACTTCTAGAAACGGTCTTCTTTGTTGTAGAGGTCGGAGATTTTTCTGCATTAGAAGCTTTTTTAGTGTTGTTGTTTCTCTTCCGTTCGGGAGAAGTTTGAGGAGTGGTCTGAGGAGTAAGTTCAGTCTCAACAACTTCGGGAGAAGCAGATACGTTAGCTTTGGTAGCGGATTTAGGAGCCATCTTGATATTAAATTTGGAGATTAAAAAGATGAGATTTAAACGAAGAGTAAATTAGATGTATCAAACAGATGTAAAAGAAAGAAAAAAAGAGGTTGTTTTGTTTTGATTATTAATGAACTTATCTCCTTATATAGTTTACTTTTTCTTCTTTACTTTTTTGAATTTTTTGCAATTTTTGCAATTTTTGCA